AGCGGCGCAGGATCTTGAGCAGTAGACACTGGTTTTTGAGCCCATGAACTTGGTAGTGAAGGGCTTATTACAACGGGGGCAGATTTGATCAACTGTGCGGGTATCGTTACGGTATCGCCATTTGGTGTCACAGTTGCGGCTGCAGAACTTGGCATCGCTATAGGCTGCATTGAAGGGTTTGTTGCACCCAACACACACGCAAGGCTTGTCTTTTTCTCTTGGCCCTGTAGCATTTTGTCGGTGCCAGGCGCGGCCCTCTTCTGACTGGTGCCAAGCGATTGTAAGAGGCCTAATAACCTTGAGATGCTTCTCTTGAGCATCTGAGCACGGCCGCCCACGACTGAGGCCGTGATGCTGCTTAGACGGTAGCAGGCGTAGATTGTCAGGCTCATTATTGTCTTGGTTATTGTCGACATGATGAACATGCCAGCCTGAAGGTATCTCTTCACCAGGGTGGTATCTCTTCCAGATGACCTTATGAAGAGCTTCCATAGTTCGGTGAGACTTGCCTCGCCCAGACTCTGATGCGGGATGGTACGTGCTATGGTAGTAATAAGCTCTTTTCCCACCAAGCCTGCGGTAAAGCCTGCCCTCGAACTCAATGCTGTCAACAGAGACCACTGTATAGTTTTCCATGCCGTTAATATACTTAAGATAGGCTGAGAAATGGTATCTATTCTCTCAAACCCATCATGAGAAAAAACGGGGTGGTTAGGGGTACAGGTCAGTCCAAGTTTGGTGATTACTTTGTCGGCATCGTTAACGCACAAGTTGGTAATCATTCGCAGCCCAAGTGGGGTGATCACCATGTCCCCCATCCTGAGAGTCTCTATCGGTCGATCTCCAAAGGGCGTGGCAATCATTGTGCCGCTCACAAAGCATATATCGTCATGGTCACCGTCCGGGAACAACGTACATTGGTTGACGAGATCAGCATTCCAAGGCGCTCGCTTCAAAAACACCTTGCCCATCTCGATATGAGATGAAATGGCGGCCGCACGATTGACCTTGTCCATCATTTTCACGCCTTCCCCAGGGAACTTGGCGATATGAAGGTCAGGCAGGTCACGCCGCAGTGATTGAATCAAAGATTGTCCAGAGGCCTTATTTTCAATCAAAACCGTGTGGGGCTGGTATCGTAGGATCAACTTCTTCGTCGCCTCAAGCAGGTCGGGATAGGTCACACGATCATGCCAGCAATCAATGCAAAAGAACCTGCCGTCCCAGGCCTTGATCCATACCGTGGCAGCACTTTCATCTGCTGAAGTCTTCTCAGAGAATGCTGAATCGATCGAAATGAACGTTCGTTCCCAGAACTCAGGGCCAGGCACATCTTCACAGTACTGCCACCATTCAGGCAGAAATATCGATGAATCTGAGCCAGAAACGAACTCACCATGCAATTCTTGCAGCCGAATACGTGCCGGCGTCTCTTCTTCGAGCTTGCGAATATCGTCCTCAACGAGAAAGCCATTCGGCTTTTTGTTGTCGTAGGTACTGAATTTGAACGAAGCATAGTGAGGATCGTACTCAGAGCCCCCCACCTGCCCTTTTTTAAAGAAACTGTAGAATATTGACTCTTTCCCGTCCCTTGCCAGCATGCCACGTGGCGTACCGATCAAGAACGCCCTGGAGTCCTCATGGTCAAGTAGCATAGGCGCCACATATTGAAACCAAAGATTCGGCTGCTTGAAGAGGCTTATACCAGCCTCATTGAGGACAACCATCCAGTAGCCCAGACCTACGAGCATGTCAGGTCTATCAGACGATCTGAACTCAATTACGTTGTCCAAGATGCGTAATTCACGCCTGGAAGGCTTCCAAGACCACAGTTTCTTGCTGATTTTATTCATTATTGGCAAGAAATAGGTCTCAACGTAGCCAACAACGGATCGATATTGAACATCAATCCACATGACCTTTTTATCGTGTACCGAGAAGAGGGTATCAATCAAGAATTGGGCAGCGCCTTGAGTTTTCCCAGCACGCCGACCACAGGACGCGGTAATGTATTTGGCCGTCGAGCCCCAGAAGATCTTGTCCTGCATGGCATTGCAGACGAGATCCAACGGTTTACCGTCAACTGTGGCTAACTCGTCCATTTACGCGGCCTTAGCTTCTGGTTTTGTTTCCAAGGGCGTGGTCGGGGTCTGATCACCCATGATATGGCGATTCAGGACGAGCTCGACCTTGCCTGACAGTTCGTTCTGTTCTTTGGGAACCCAGTCCGGGGAGTGTGTGCGCAGCCATTCTTTGACCCAGTAATCTGAGCCAGATTCGATCTTTTGCCAGACCTTCTGTTCAACGAATTCGACGAAACTCTGCTTCAGCGCGTCTACGGCCGCGGCGAAGTCCGCGTCATTTTTTAGCCATATGTAGTAGGTCGTGCGATCCATTCCCATGGCAATACACGTCGAACTGATGGCCCCACGTGAATTTTTGAAACCTTCCAAGAATTTCGCTTTTAGATGTTTTTTGCCCATAAACCGCTCGATTTCTGTCAAAAAGCTTTCATTTTGTCTTCAAAACGACTCAAAACCGTGAATGTTCTGGTAGATAATTAAGGCTCACTTACAGATTAGCTGAAATCGAGCTAATCTGTATTATCGGATAAGCTGTATCAGCCGCAGGGGAATATTCTATGCCATTTTCCAATCAGGTAGCCGCCAGACAGCAGCCGCCGGGACGTTACAAGAAGTTTCGTCGTGAGAACGGCAAGTTTGGCGATGGCATTGATGTCATTTGGGGTGTTACCCCCAACGGCAAGACAGAAGTCCAATCCATTAGATTCGATGCCAGCAAATTTTCGACAGAAGAGGCCAGGTCGTGGTTGAAAGAGCACAAATACAAGACAGGTGTGACGCCGGCAACCGGCGAGCCGAAGAATCACGACGATGGTGGGACTGCAGCACCTGTCAGCACCGCGTCCCCTGCGAATTCGGCCTCGGCGATTACAGTTCAGACGGCTCTACGGCCTATGACAGTGCAGTACAACGAGGGTGTTGACGACGAAACCCACGAAATTGACGTGGATGAGTCAGGCATGCTCGACACACTCATTGATCATGACATCGACATGGATGAACTCAAAATGGGCTCCGAACACGAGCTCGAACATACCGACGACAAAAAGATCGCACTTAAGATAGCCCTCGACCACCTCATCGAAATACCAGACTACTACAGCCGTCTCAAGGCCGCCTTCCCCGAAGAAGCATCTGAGTTCGCTGCCGCCAAAGGCAAAAAAGAATTCAAACTCGACGGCGATGGCCTGCTTGATGACGAGAACGATGATGAGGACTACTGCCTGGGCTTCGATGAATCAGGTAAGAACCTGTATGTCGAGGCATTTGAGGCAGGTACGCATGTTGATGCATCAGGTACTGAAGCAACCTGGACAGAGAAAGACCTCGATGACATCGCTGCCAAGGCCAACAGCCAGCTTGCCACAAAACCGATCCCTGTTTGCATAGGACATCCGTCTGATTCATCGCCTGCCTATGGTTGGGTTCAGGGCGTGAAGCGTTTCGGTGAGAAGCTGCGTGTGAAGCTGTCTGAGCTCAACCCAGCATTTGCCGCGGCCTTGAAAGAGGGCGCCTATAAGACCCGGTCCATCAGCCTGTATGACGACAACCGCATGCGTCACCTGGGCTTTTTGGGTGGATCTCAGCCGGCCATTGAGGGTCTGCAACCCATGTCATTTAATGAGCAAGATCACTATCGTATATACACTTTTTCGGAGGATATCGAGATGGATAAGATGAAAGAGCAAGAACTCACTTTTCTTCAGAACCTGTTGAAGAAGTTCGGTTTCGACGTCGAAAAGGCCAAGAAAGAGTTCTCTGAGAAGGACTTCCACGAGGCCCAGACTGTCGTGGCTCTCGAGACTGGTACACCTGCCAAGGTGAACACCACGGGCGAGTCCATCAACGCCGACATCAAAGAAAAAGAGACGAAAGACCCGGGCGAACAGTCGACTGCCAAGGCCGAGAACGCCGAGATCAAGGACGCGGCCAATGAAGAAGAGACTGAGAATGCCAAATTGAAGGCTGAGCTCGAAGCCACCAAGGCAAAGCTTGCCATGGCCGAGGCCGCACTTGCCAAGTCCAAGATCACCAATGCCGACTTCTGCGAGAGTCTCATCAAGGATGGCGTCTTGAAGCCTGCCGACCGCGAGATCACGCTTATGGGTCTTGATGCCCAGGCACAGATTGACCAGGCCCGCGCCGTTGAGGCCAAGGTTCTGGGCAAGAGCTTCAATGAAGCAGCAGAGTCAGGGTTGGAGAAAATGAAGGCGTTGCTCAAGGCGCAGCCCAAGGTTGTGCAGTTCGGGGAATTCCCTGTCGTGCCGGCCATGGAAGCGGTCACTGAGTTCCCGAAGACCTCGCTCGAGATGCAGTCGTATATCGACAAGCGCATGAACGATTGCATGACCGAGCAGGACAAGATCGGTCTCACGCCCAAGATCAGCTACGGTGACATGCTCAAGAAGGTGCACCGTGAGGTCATGGACAAGGATCCTGAAGGGTTCAGGGCATACTTCTCAGAGAAATACCTACCCAAGATGAATGGATAACCTCATGGGAATGAGCCAGGCGTAACATAAGCCTGGCCGCCCATTTTTCGAATAAAGGGCAATTTCAAGGACAATAAAAGGAGAACATTTATGGCTTACACTTCTCAGACATCTCTCTCAATGAGCTGGCAGGCTGGTGCCGATCTGTCGAACAACCAATTCACGTTTGTCTCGATGGACAGCACTTCCCAGATCCAGCCCTGCGCGAAGACCTCGCAGGCTCTCGGTGTTCTTGCCAATCAGCCCAGTGCTGGTGTGCAGGGGCAGTATGCAGCAACAGTCGACCTTGCAGGCGTGACGCGCATTTGCGTTGCCGGCGTCTATCCGGTTGGGACCGTTCTCGTTCCCGGTACGGATGGATCGATCGTTGGACTCGGGTACTCTGTCGCAGATGCCACATCCAACTTCAAATACGCCAGAGCGATCACTCTTCAGGCAAGCACCGCGGCATATGATGTCGTGGCAGCGCGATTGATCGACAACAACCCGGGCGTGGACTCGACGACAGCGTAACAACGGTGGTTGCCCTGTTTCAAGGTAGGGTAATTATCTATCAGAACAAAAGGAGAAATTTATGGCTCTTCCATCCTCAAGTCAGATAACCGTACAGGTTGCCAATCCCAACCTGACGATTCAGTACAAGCCTGAGAACCTGATTGGTGACAGCGTATGGCCGATCATGCCTCTCAGCTCGCCCTCGCAGAAGATTCTGAAGTATGTCAAGTCGAACATGTTTCGGATCGAACCCGGTACACTGTACCGTTCAGAAGGCGGAGAAACGAAGATTTTTGATTGGGACATCGAGTCCACAACCGCGAATCCCAAGCAGATCAGTGCTGGTGAGTCGGTGCCTGTGGAAATGGTCGACATCGAGTCGATGCCTGGCCAGCTGCCCACGAATTCGATCATCGACGCGCAACAGCACGCGATGAGCCGGATTTTCCAGTTCAAGGAGAAGCTCATCTCCGATACCATCTACACCACAACGTGGCAGGATGGTACCAATGGTGGATCAGTGCCGTCAGCCGGTAACGGTGGATGGGCGCTCGACACCTCCGCGAACTCGTTCATCAAGGACGTGTTCAGCGCGAAGGCCGCAATCCTCCGCGCAACTGGTGTGCGTCCGAACGTTCTGGTCATCGACTATGACACGTTCGTGGCCCAGCAGTTCAATCCGATCGTGTCTGACAAGATCAAGTACACGCAGACGGCCGTTACGACCGCTGAGTTGCTTGCTCGTCTCCTGCAGCTCGACGAAGTCCTCGTTGGTTCCAGCGTCTACGTGGGATCGAACGAGAACAAGAAGACGAAGAACCCGAACACGATGTCGCAGATCTGGAACCCGAGCGGTACCGGCAACGCGTACCTGTTCCACAAAGAAGCCCCCGGACTTCGCGTCCTGACGGCTGGTCTCCAGTATCGTTTGCCGTACCGTGGCAGCCTGACCTATGTCGAGGGCTACTACGACTATCGCAAGCGTGCGTATGTCTACACCGTGACCGAGCAGATCGACGTTGCGCCTGTGGCAACTGACGTCGGCTGGACATGGCAGCACACGAATTCGTAACGATGGTGTGATGATGATGGGGTGGTGGTGGTCGAAAGGCCACCACCTTTTTAACCAGGACGAATCATGAGCTATTGCGATCTCACCGATTTGAAGAACTACATCCCA